CAATGGATTTGTGATGCACATGCTTTTTCCTATTGTTCGATTATATGTCTAATTCTTAGGGGCGATTCTGCACTTTCATCCAAAACGATGTGCAACAGCCCCTTTCTTTTGACGGTCTACCGAGCTTTCTGTTGATTGCCTCCAACTTCATCTGGTACGCCTTGGCCTTTTCGCTCGGCAGAATATGCTCACGCTGGCAGTTGGAATCCACCATCAAAATAATGGCGGTATCATCGTCCATGTCCCGCACAATGCAGGGCATGGTGTCCACTCCGGCGCGCTGGCTGGCGTGGCAGCGGCGGTGCCCGGCTACAATTTCATATCCACCGTCCCGTCGCGGGCGAACGATGGCGGGGGTCATCACGCCATATTCTTTGACGCTGTCCACCATCTTGTTCATTTCCTCATCATCGCGAACCTGAAACGGATGCCCCTCAAAGGGGTACAGCTCCGACAGCGGCAGGATCTGGATTTTCTCCAACTTGGCATCCTGCCGTTCCTGCTCCCTGGAAAAGAGATTATCGAGCGAGGGGAGTATGATATTGCTGCCGTACTCTCTCATTGTCCACGACCTCCTTTGCCAAGGTTTTATAGGCGATGCTTGCAGGACCGCTGGCATCGTAGCGCAGCACGCTGTGGGCGCTGGAGGCGCTTTCCGCAGTGCGCGTGCTCACGGGAATTTCCGTGCGGTAAATTTTCAGCGCGTGACCGTAGGAACTCCGCAAAGCGGCACAGACATCTTTGCTTAGGTTGGTGCGCCGGTCCACCATGGTCAGAACAATGCCGTCAATTTCAAGCTCCGGCTTGATGCGGTGCGTGATCTGATTGATGGATTTGAACAGCGACACCACGCCTTTCAGGGCAAAATGCTGTGCCTGCACAGGGATCAGCACCCGGTCAGCAGCCACAAGCGAAGCCACCGTAAGGATACCCAGCGATGGCATACAGTCGATCAGGCAGTAATCGTATTTGTCCTTGAACGACTCCAAAGCCTGCGCCATAATGCGCTCGTGTGCCATTACATTGACCAGTCGAACTTCCATATCCGACAGCCCAATGTCCGAGGGGATAAAATCCACCTGTTCTTCATGGTGCATCACTACATCCGGTGCCGGTTCATCTGAAATAACGGATTCCATCAGGTCGCTGAGAGTGGCACTGTTGGCAGCACCGGTGTAGCCAAGGTAACTGCTTAAGTCCCCCTGCGAGTCGGCATCTACCAACAACACCTTGTAGCCCATAGCGGCCAGCGAGGTGCCAAGATTCACGGCAGTGGTCGTTTTGCCCGCGCCGCCTTTTTGATTTGCAACAGCTATTGTTTTCATGTTCAACCTCATCTTTCCATGGAAATCAGCTTTTTAGCTGCTACCAGATATTCGTTATAGTCCTTACCCACGGCAGGGGGCATATCTACCACCACGAGATTTTTTTCTGTGAGTTTTTTCGCGACGGTTCCCGCGAAGTTTCGCCCCGGCTCATCACGGTCAAAGCAGAGTACTGCCGTTTTTACGGCAGGATGATGTGCAAGGAAATAGTCAATAGGCTGGTGGTTCAGCCCACCCAGCGCCAGATAATGCACACCGCGCCAGGGCCTATCGTGCTTATACTGGCGCAGAGTCGCACCGGACATGGCATCAATAGGCGCTTCATAAATCTCCACGGTATCGCACTCCGGGTCTTCGGCGGAAATCAAAAAGCCGTATTGCTTTTGACTGCCGGAAACATCGCCACGGAAAGTGCCCTGACAGCCTCTCTGGAACGCGCAGCGCGCCACGCCATGCTCATCCTTGCCTACGAAAACGCAGTTGCGATAGTTTCCGCGCGTGGTCTGGTACAGGATGCCGCTGCCCACGCAGTAGCGCAGGACCTTAGGGCTGATACCGCGCTGCATTAGATAGGCTGCGGCAGCCTCAGCGTTGCGGTCGGGTGCAGGCAGTTCAAATTTGCGTGGTGTACTCTGTTTGACTGGAATTGTTTTAGCCAGCTGAACAGAAACAGGGGCAGGCGTCATCTCGTTCAGCAGACGAACCGCAGATACAAAGTCCATCCCCTCAACCTTAGTCAGATAATCAATGGCATTATTACCTCCCACATCATGAGAGTACCAATGAAACTTTCCATTGCCAATTGTGATGATGAGACTATCATGTGACCGGGTGCAGTATTCCCGATCAGTTTTACGGACAAGTTCACCGGGGCGATAAGTTTCAAGATACTGTACCACGCTTATCTGCCGGGCAGCTTCGATATTTTTTTGATATTTCCCCATAGTTTTGACCTCCAACTCTGTGTAATAAAAAAAGCACCTTGCCTGTAAATCACAGATAAGGTGCTAAGGATACGATATTCTCTTTTTTCAGCAGGCTGTTTATCACTTCAGCCAGCTGAAAGGGGGTATGGGGGAAAACAGATCATCCCCCACCATTCCCGCAAAACGGTACACTTCCCCCTTGTATATCTCTAAATTCCATTAAAAACGCGAAGCGCACCACCTTTTTACAGGCGATGCGCTTCGCATTAGCTATTTACGCGAGCGAATTGTACATTTTATGCAACAATTTTACGCTCTCGGATTTTTTATAGCAGCCTGCTTATTGGGTCGTCATCATAGGTATGTACCCAAAAGCGCGTACTGTTTGCATCCTCAAGTATCCTATTGACGGCCCCATCCCCTTTCTTCGCTTTTGTTTTTCCCGGCATGATTTTTTCCGCCGAAATCGAATGGTAATTGTACGTTCCGCGCACATTGCATTGAACAGTGCATGACTTTTGAAATAGATTTAGTTCCCAGATGAATTTCTGTCCATCGATGGAGAAGATTCTCGGCACAAATCTGTCCAGAAATTCCCGGCTGATTTCATCGTTTGGGAACGACTCTTGCCAGCTGAGTGCTTCCTCTACCTTTTCACTATTGGCAGCTCCGTTTTCTTGTTCCTGCTGGTATTCTTCTAAAATATCCTGCCGGTGATCCTGCCAAACGTTTTTGTAGATTTCTCGCGCCATCAATTCGAGCTTCCATGCTTGCACATTGGGGGCGCTGCATTTGGGGGCTACATTCCTCAGCGACCGCTGATAACAGATATATCGAACAATGCCTTTCTCTGCGCGGAACGCCCGCATTCTGGCTCCGCAGCCACAAAACAGGCGGCAAGCCCATTTGTCGGCGTGTTCGCTCTTTCCATACAAGTAAGCCTGCGTTATATTGCCATCTTTGTACGACTGCCATGCATGTCTGCGGCGCTGACATTTATCCCATAGTTCCTCTGAAATGATTGGCTCAAAACTGGCTTTCACCAGAATGTAATCCTGTTCGCTGTTCTTGATGCTTTTATGGCTGAGGAAATCATCAATATGCGATTTGTTGTATGTCAAATACCCTTTATAAATCGTATTCTTGGTGATTGAGAGAACCTGACGCGCGCTCCATTGTGGCATTCCGGATTTATTCGGTGCGCCTTCTTGCGTTAGTGTCTGGGCTATCTCGGTGCCATTTATGCCATCAGCATACCAAGCAAAAATTTTTCTGACAGTCTCTGCCTGACTTTCCTGCACCACAAGCGTATGAGCCTTTTTATCACGCTTATATCCAAACGGTGTCGGTCCCGCAACATAGGTGCCTTTTTTCTGTGACGTCTGAATGCCCGCCTTGGTGCGTTCACTCATTTTACGGCTTTCATCTTGCGCAAGGCTTGCCATAATGGTCAGGCGAACTTCTCCATCGCCACGCATCGTCCAGATGTCATCATTGACGAAGTACACTTCAACGCCGTACTGTTTCAGCTCACGGGTCGTAACCAAAGTATCCACCGTGTTTCGGGCAAAACGGGAAACCTCGCGGGTCACGATTAAGTCAAACTTCTTTTTCCGGGCATCTCGCAGCATCTTCATAAAAGAAGGCCGGGTTTTCATGCCAGTACCTGAGATTCCTTCATCGGCGTATTGCCCAACCACCGTCCAATTCGGATGATGTTCTGCAAGCTCCAGATACCAGTTCATTTGATTTTTCAGTGCTGATATTTGCGCCTCAAGTTCCGTGGACACGCGCCCATAGAACACGACTCTGCGCGGGCAGTTTTGCTGGTCTGCTTTATCATATTGCATCGGTTTTCCCTCCTTTCCCATCAGTATAATACTGCATTCAGTATTTTCAAAATGTACAAGTCAATGACTCAATCATGGTATAGAAAAGCCGTGGAAGAAGGTTCCTTCCACGGCATGATCTTTATACTACTTTTTCAATAAGGCACTGATGTTTCTTCGTTTTCTTGTCATAGTTGATAGCTACCAAGAGAAGATTTCCTGTATAGCCACGCAGCGAATCCGGATATTTCTTTTCCTTAATCTGCTGCATCGCAGTCTCCGCCGTTTGGTTCCACTTCAACTCCACAACAAGCGCCGGATAGTCATTTCGGTACTCCGGTTTTGGAATGAAAACGAAGTCTGCGAAGCCCCTGCCTGTGGGCAGCTCTCGAACCGGCTTAAAGTAATATTGCATAGCGCTCAGGTATGCAATCGCCAAGACGCTGCTCAAGGAGTTTTCATTGTTGTACTGGATGGCAGAAACATAGTCATCATGGATTTTCTCAACCTGAGTGGCTACTGCATCGCCATCCATATCCAATGTCGCATCCAGCAACTTCTCAGACTCCTGCTGGAACAGCAACATCTCATTCCAATGCTTGCTTTCCACCGCAAGTGTCAATTCCTGCCGGATTTCCTCATTCGGAACGAACGCTGTTTTTCGGTTCTGGTCATATCCCAAGTAGCCAAGATGGATCATATATGTCAAAACATCATCTTTGCTTTGGATATTAACGGTATCGTTCTTGAAGGTAGCCGTGTTTACTTTAACTTCCCCGCCGGAAAGCATTTCAATGATTGCCGTTTTCAGCCCATCATAGTTCATGTTGATAAGAGGAACGATTGCTTCATAGGAAGCCGTTTCCGACCAGTAGCTCTTAAACTCTCCCTTCAGCATAACGCTGACAACAGCTCTGGGATTATAAACTTGGTAATCCCGCAGCAAGTAACCATCGTACCACTTTTTTACCTTGTCAAAGTCTTTGTGGTACTCCTCGCAAAGATTCTTAACTTCTTCTTCCGTAAAGCCAATGAAAGGTGCCAACGTGCTGGCACTGACCATGGTAAACTCATCGAAGTTATTCAAGGCCGACTGCGTTTTTTCCTTTTTGATTGGCAGAATGCCGGTGAGGTATGCAAGCTGAATGTATTTTGTCGGCTCTGTACCTTTGAATAAGCCTCTCAGGAAATAGATATATTCTTCTTGAACAGCCTTATTGGTTGCTTCATCTCGGATCAGAATATCCCATTCATCAATAATCACAATAAATTTCTGACCGGTCGAGTTTCTGATGCGCGACAAAGCGTCCGCCAATGTCAACACTTCGTTAGGAAGAACTTCAGGGTAGTACTCTTTTAGTTCCTCAAAAACTGATTGCGTAATGTAGGATATAATACTTTTGATGTCTGCACAGCTGGACAAAAACCATTGTACATCTATATGGATCACATCATACTTGTTGAGATGCTTTTTGAAGTCGCTACTCTTGCCGATTGTAAGCCCATCGAACATCTTTTCTGAATCGCAGCCTTTGCTGTAATAGGCTGCCAACATATTAGCCGTATAGGACTTACCAAATCTCCGGGGGCGGCTATTGCAGATATATGCTTCTGGTGTATCAAGAACGCTGTTGGTATATTCCAGCAGACCCGTTTTATCCATATAAATTTTTGAATTCAGTGCAACTTGAAACGCACTATTATCCGGATTCACGAATCTTCCCATTTCGCCAAAGCCTCCTTCAGAAGTCATTTATTTCTAAACATTCAAATGACATTAGTATAGTCATATAGTACCATTTATCGATACAAATAGCAAGTTGGAAATTTCCCTATAATAGTACAAAAGGTACAAAAGCGCCGCAGCAGGGATCTCTTTCATAGCATGATCTATCATCGCAGACACCTCATCTGCTATAACGATGATTAAATTTTGCCACATGGAATCCTGCTTTCTGCATATAATCTTCAAAAATATATGCAGATAAAACTCGAAAGGCGCAATAAGCCACAAATTTCGATAATTATCCTTCGATGAACCTGTCAGATGTCATCTGTTTGAACCATTCGGAATTCCCGAATAGTTGCCATCACGGTCTATTCCTCATCCGAATTATAATATTACCATTTACGGATTCAAATAGCAAATCTAGCGTCATTCCATAACGGCACAATAATGCCGTGGAAGTTTTTCCTCCACGGCACGATCTGTCGTTATAGCTGTGCGTTTCTCTCCCTCTGCAAATTCCAGACAGGCAACCCTTCCCGGCGCTTTGCCTCGCATCGCTTTGCAGCCATGCGATATGTTTTCTCGCATCTTGGCACGCTCGTGGACTCCAGTCATGGCGCTGCTTCCCCAATGCGGTACAGCAGAGGACGCTATTCACTTTTTCGGAGGTTTGGAACCTCCTAATACATAAGAGAACAGCGAATCGGATTTTTTCCACAACTTTTTCAATTTTCTTTTTTTACCAGAAATATATCCACACGCATATCTTTCCACAAACCGGGGTGGATCTTAATCCCACGCGCTTTCTGATACTCATAGGCTGTCACAAAGTCAACCGCAAAACTCAAAAGTGGTATCTTTTCATCCAGCACGCTCACCTGATTTTCTTGACAGCTTTCCAGCCATTCCACCAACTTACGCTTTCTTTTGGTTCGGCTCATGTTCAAAAAGAAATCCTGTGGACGACATATTGTCGCGCAATCGGGTCCAGCACTTTCTTTATCCTGCTTGCCGATTTGCTCTTGCTCAATATCATAGGGAACACCACTTTTATAGGTAACCATCGCTATCGGCTGCCTTTCCGATTGGATAGGCATGATCTGCTGCACATTCATCAACTGCAACATCCAAATGTAGCGGTTATTGCTTTTTACAATCCGGTTGGTATACCTGTCCAGAAAGCCCGGCTCTATTTTACCATCCGGAAAAGAGGCATCATCACTGAGTGCAGCCTCGATGCTGTGCATATCTAACCTTGCTTTAGGACGCTGTTCCTGTATGGAACTTTGCAGTAAGCCTTCGACATTTATAATCTCATTGTTGATTTCCGTACTTTTGCTTAAGAAATCATCCATAGTTATGCTTCGGCTTGCCCGCTGGCTGACAAGATCGTCCAATTCCTCATTCAGCGCAGAGAGCTTGTTCTCCAGCTGGTTTCCATCATTCGGTGTGCCGGTAGTGTTCAGATTTGCATCCAACGTCCGCAAAAGACCCAGTATATCCTCGGCATTTTCTTTCCAAACAGTACGGAACACTTCCCTTGCCATCAATTCCAGCTTCCATTCAGATGCGTATGGTGCCGGACAAGGAATACCGTTCAGTGTTCTGGCGGCATCTTTCTTTTTGAACATTTTCGACCGTGCACAGATAAGCCGCATATTTTTCCCTCCGTTGGCCGTTTTATCGTAGCCTTCGATTTGGAATCGCATCCCACAATCGCAAAACAGAATTTTCGTCCATTTGTTCTGCGGAAAGGACACACCAAATTTATGGGCACGACCATCTTTTCCTTTGACAAATGCAGCTCGCTTACTGCGAATCTGATTGCAGGTTTCCCATAGCTCCTCTGAGACGATTGGCTCAAAGTTTCCCTTTACAAGAACAAAGTCCTCCTCGTTGTGATTGATGCGGTTATGGCTGAGAAAGTCATCAATATGGGATTTATTATAGGTCATATAGCCCTTGTAAGTGGGCTTGCGGAGTACCCGTGATACCTTGCTCGCCGTCCAGCTCAGGCCACCACCGCCATCCTTGCGGTTTTCTTCTATAAGCATTTTGGCAACAGTCGTTTCTCCGTGCCCCTCGGCGTACAGATTAAAGATTCTGCGCACCGTTGCCGCCTGTTCCTCATTGATTACATAAGTTCCATCCACACGGTCATAACCGATAATATTACCGCTGCCATAGAGTACACCTTTCTCACGGCTCATCTTCTGTCCGGCTTTTACGCGCTCACTGGTCTTGCGGCTTTCATCTTGGGCAATGCTCGCCATAATGGTCAAGCGAACCTCTCCATCGCCGTCCATTGTCCAGATGCCATCATTTACAAAATAGACTTCCACGCCGTATTGCTTCAGTTCTCGCGTAGCATTCAACGCATCCACCGTGTTACGCGCAAACCTCGACAATTCACGGGTGACAATCAAGTCAAAGCGGTGTTCCTTTGCGTGCTCTATCATCCGCATAAATGATGGACGTTTCTTCATTTGGGTACCGGTTATGCCTTCGTCTATGTACTGCGCTACAACGGTCCAGTTGGGATTGCGTAATGCAAGGTCTGTATACCATTCCATCTGATTTCCCAGCGCAGATAGCTGTTCCTCATGTTCTGTTGAAACGCGGCCATAAAACACCACCCTGCGCGGTCGATTCTTGTAATTTCCAATATAGTCTGTCATTTCGAACGCCTCCTTGTTCTTTCATTGTACAAGGGGCAAATTCATAAGGAAAATGTACAAAAACACTGGTACACTTGCCATCCTTGTATGAGCGTTGCTGCTCTATACTATAAGAGTACGTTCTCTTGATTTTTTTCCACAATCACTATTTTTATTTCATTGCACTTGACATACATCAAGTAGCCATGCCACGCGGATAGCATTTTTCAGAACATATCAACAAAAATGACCCTGCACGATTCTGTGCAGGATCAAAATATATATTCGTTTTATTTTCGTTCATAACTGGTTGATGGGCCGGCTCCGACTTTTTCAAATAACTATTTCGAAAAATCAGCCGGGCTATCAAACTGGAATTTGTTATTCTCCTATGGAGGCACCGCTATCGTCTTTAAGGCCACAAATCGCAACTATACCATTATTTTTATAACTTACAACGAGAGTAGTGTCATTCCCAAGTTTCCAACATGCAGTGCTGTTTTCACTGGTATCAGGCTTCCCCCATACCTCTCTAAGCTGGTCAATATGGTACCCTGGCAAAAAAGGCTATTAACATCGGCTTCACTCATTTCTGCGCAACGCCAGCGAGGGTCACGGCATTATCAAGATGGGCAACAGTGTATTACCATTCACCAATCTGGAGCCCAAGGATAGTGATGTCTATCAGCTCATCACAACGAAACCGGGAGAAAGGAAGAAGCAAGAATGATTTTGCATAAAGAAAAGGCGGGCCGGAGCCCGCCTTAGAGTCAGTGGCAGTTTAGTACTGCCAGATATTGTTTTCTAAATCATGCAGACGCGCTTTGTAGTCGTTAATAAGCGCCTGCGTGTTTTCTGTTTATAAATGCTAGTTCTAGAACAGTCCATAAGCCTTGAGAACTCAGATACATTAATCTGTTTGTTTTGATATTGGTTGTAGTATTTCCAAAATTTGTCCGGTAAGCTGTCAGATGTAGTCTCATTGCAAAACCTTGCATTTTATAATCAAGTGCTTGTTCGTTCAATGCTGTACTACCTTCTATATTTTATTGTCTAAAATACTAAAATCATTTAATTGTTCATCAATAATTGGAATCCCTTTTTCAGATAATGATTTAACAATACTTGGTTCATAATAATCATAAAGAATACACTTATATCCTTGCTTTAAGTCCCATTGCTTGTCGATTCGTCCAGTTGCAATGTCTGCATAGTGATTTCCTTTACCTAATGCTAGAAATTCTACTCTCTTTGTTTCTTTATCAAAAAACACTTGATTTACAGAGTTCAAATCAATTTCAAACAGATAGCCTGTATTATCAACACTTCTCGAATTCCATCCTGATCCCCAAGAAATTTGAAAGAAATGATTTAATACATCATTTTCAATCCACATTTTTTCATTTATTCTACTATGAATCCAATGTCTAGTAAAATTTAATGTTAATGCTCGAAATACAATTCCAATCACAAATGTTGATGCAAATACTATTGCACATTTATCAAAATTAATATAATTTGTCGATGTAACTATCAACACTCCATAAACTAATGAACATATCGCAATAAGAAAAGAGAAATGATACACCATTTTAAATGGCCTCCATTTTTTTCTTTGTGTATACGATTTCTTTGTGCTTTATTTTTTTCTTTTTTAGATATAGTAAGTTCCACAATAGTCCTCCTTAATCAGCCGTTACAACATTCCACACTTTTGTCGATTTTTTGCCTAAATCTCCCAAGATATAACCTTCATTTTTATTTACATCGTACTTATAAATATATTTGTCAACCTGACTCATAAAATAATTTTTCTTAACCAAGTTTGTTATTACAGTATTTCTCTGTGTATCAACTGTTTTTTCAAGTGTAGTTGAGAAGCATACATCAATCTAGAATGAGAAGCACATGTAATCAGACTCATTATTTACCATAATATCAATTTTTAATTGCAGGTGCTATATCATAATCCGTGAAGCATGAATTTAGTAACGCAAAAGGAAATATATGACATACACCCAACTAAGTAAACCATGAAAAATCGCCCAACCGACAGATTTCCATGTTTGCTTCCTCCATCAATCCCGATTTGTCGCTCACAAGCAAAAGTATTGTACCACATCTTTACGAATTTTTCTACCACTTCGATTATACTCACGACTTAATGACTTCTTGAATACTTGCCGAAAAAGAAAAACTGCCATCGGTTTGACAGCAGTTCTTCTTCGGTTGGTATCCGTTAGGAATACACAATATCATTCAATACAATCTCATCGGCACAGGTTCGAATGTTATTCATCAATCCTATCCATCTCATCATATCCGTTGCTTTCAGTTCTTCCGTTACACCCTGCTTCTTTGCCATTTCCTTTATCAGATATTCCGCCATATCACGAGCCGAAGTATCAATTTCGGCAAGGTGTTCATATAACTTTCCGCTTGTCAGCAGATTAAAATATAGCACACGCTTATGTTCCCTCAAATATCGTTGCCGCAATCGACCATATTTTGAAAGGGGAGGACTTTTCTCTACTGTCAGGCAGGGATAATAGTAATCTCCGATGAGTTCGTATCGGATACCTGTTCTTTCGTCTGTAATAAATCTTTGCATAGTTCTTTCTCCTTTTGCTTCTTGTAGTAAAACTCCAAGGTTTTCTTATTGTGATTTACCTTTTTACATTCCTCGGAACAGAATTTCTGCTGACTGTGTGTAGGCCAGTAAGTACTGCCACACACAGCACATACACGCTGACGATAATAATGACTTCCTTTTTCCGCTTCTCTATCGGCTTTTGTCTTATCCTGCCTTGCCTGATAGCAGCAATCCTTTGAACAGAAAATCTGTCGGTTGCTTGTAGGGGTAAACTCTTTCCCACAATAAGGACATACCTTTGTTTTGACGATTTCGCCACCGTTTTCAGCAAGTTTTTTTGCCTTTCGCTTCTCTCGATAGGCTTTTTCACGCTGACACTGTTTCTCCAATCGCTTCTTTTCTTCCTGTTCTTCCTGCTCTTTTATCTCGGCAAGTTCTTCCTCGGTGTAGGCAATATCGACCTGTCCGACATAATTGAAGTAAATATCAACCTTTTGTGTCTTTGCTTTTCCCACACCCTCGGCTTCATACACCACAATCTTGTCAATGAGTTCGGTAAACATCAAATCAGAAACTTCCGTAGGATTTTTGTACTTGCGTATCAGCGATATAAAATGCTGAATATCCATAGTGCTGTCTTTTTCTTCAGAAAGTTCCTTTTTCATCGTTTCCATTTTCGCTTCCAATTCAGCCTGTTCATCGTCATACTGCTTCATCAGTTGCTTGTATTGTCTTTCGGGTAGCAATCCCGATATAAGATTTTCATACAAGCCACGAATGAGCGTAGAGAGTTCGTCATAGCGTTTCTGACAGCGTTTCAACTCCGATTGATTGTGCTTCGGCTTTTCCTCTTGCTTATCTTTCCAAAGGGATTGCAGTTCCAAAGCAAAGGCTTTTTCATCATTCAGAACAAATCTTGAAAAGCGTTTAACTGCCGATAATATCAAGGCTTCAACATTATCAGCACTAATCGTATGGGAAGTACAGGAATTAACCCTGCTTGCATACCCGCCGCAACGGTAAGAATACTGAACAGAACCGTCTTTCTTGCTATAATGCGTTTGCAAAGTCATTCTCCTGCCACAGTCGGCACAGTACAGATAACCGCTTAATCGGTTGGTATGTGTACCTCTTGCCGCAGCTCTGTTCACTCGTTTCTTTCGCTTCTGAACGCTGTCCCAAAGTTCCTGCGATATGATAGGCTCGTGGGTGTTATAAAACACATACTGCTCATCTTCATCGGTAGTCTTTCTCTTATGCAATTTAAAATTGGTGCTGACCGACTTTCTCAAAACAGTATGTCCAAGATATTCCTGCCTGCTTAAAATCGTTCTAATGGCAGATATGCCCCAAATATAAGGGTCTGCAAACTTAATCCCGTTGTACTGTTCTGGGTGATATTCCTTTGCATATGCGGCAGGAATTAAAACCTTTTCTTCGGTCAGTATTTCCGCTATGGCTCGTGGACTTTTGCCCTCATTGGCAAGCAGAAAGATACGCTTTACCACCTCAGAAGCCACAGGGTCAACAACAAGCGTCTGCTTATCGCTCGGCAATCGGTTATATCCATAAGGGATTGAACCGCTACAACGCTTTCCGTCTTTCATTCGGGCATCAAATACAGCCTTGATTTTATTGCTCGTGTCTTTGGCATAAAATTCGTTCATAATATTCAAAAACGGAGCAAAATCATTATCCGAAGCATTGTTGCTGTCAATGCTGTTGTTGATTGCAAGAAAACGGACATCTTTCTGCGGAAACAGAATTTCCGTATAAAATCCGACTTGCAGATAGTTTCGCCCTAATCGGCTCATATCCTTAACAATCAATGTTCCGACATTGCCTGCTTCAACTTCTTTTATCAAAGACTGAAAGCCTGGGCGATTGAAATTTACACCCGAAAAACCATCGTCAGTAAAATGGCGGATGTTCTCAAAGCCATTTCTACGGGCATAATCTTCGAGGTATTTTTTCTGATTGGTAATGGAATTACTCTCGCCATTCAGGTCATCATCTCTTGATAATCTCTCATAAAGTGCTGTAATCTTTGAAGTCCTTGACATTCTCTTAACCTCCTTCCTTATGTATTTTCAATTTAGGACAGTTAATTTTATCGTCCTATTAAAGTATAGCCCTCTGGAGATAACTCAAGAGCTGTGATTGTCTCCCCAAAAGTAGAGGCCCAGTTATCAAACATCCCCAGTTCCATTTCCTGCAGGCGGTCATACTGCAGGTATCTCTGGATAGTATACAGCTCTGTCATACTATTTGAGACTGGAGTCCCTGTCGCAAAAGTGATCCCTTTCCCTCCTGTGATCTCATCCATATACCGGCATTTATTGTACATATCCATCGCTTTCTGGGATTCTGTTTGTGCGACACCTGCTACATTCCTCATTTTTGTATATAAAAAAAGGTTCTTAAATGCGTGCGATTCGTCCACAAACAGCCTGTCAATGCCCAATTCCTCAAATGTCACCACATCGTCTTTTTTCTTATCATTTAACTTTGCCAGTCGGACTTCCAAGTTCTTTCTGCTCTTTACCATCTGCTTGATCGTATAATTTTCTCCCTGTGCTTCTTTAGCCAGGCTGATCGCCATCTCGATCTCATCTATCTGTTCTTCTAAAATATTACGCTGCCGTTCTGCTGACAGTGGGATTTTTTCATATTGTGAGTGGCCGATAATGACAGCATCATAGTCCCCTGTTGCGATCCTTGCACAGAACTTTTTACGGTTTGCAGGCTGGAAATCTTTCTTTGTTGCCACAAGGATGTTGGCAGCAGGATACAAGGTAAGGAATTCCGCACCCCACTGTTCCGTCAGGTGGTTTGGTACAACAAACAGTGATTTATGGGTAATCCCGATGCGTTTTGCTTCCATTGCTGCGGCAGCCATTTCAAAGGTCTTCCCTGCCCCCACGCAGTGTGCGAGCAAGGTATTATCACCGTATAATTGGTGTGCGACGGCATTTTTCTGATGTGGCTTTAAGGTGATCTCCGGGTTCATTCCGGGGAATTCCAAATGGCTTCCGTCATACTGTCTTGGACGGATGGAGTTGAATCTTTCATTATAGATCGTGACCAGCATTTCCCGCCGTTCCCTGTCTTTGAATATCCAGTCCTTAAATTTTTCTTTGATCATATCCTGCTTCTGTCCTGCCAGTATTGTTTCTTTTTTATTTAATTCCCTGTGTTCCTTTCCCTCACTGTCAGTATAGGTATCAAAGATCTGTATATTTTTAAGGTTCAGTGAATTTTCCAGTAAACGGTATGCATTGGCTCTCTTCGTCCCATAGGTATTGGTCGCTAAAATGCTCCCATCTATATTTTTCCCCTGAATATTCCATTCCCCTGTGTAAGAGGAATACTGTATCTTTATCGTATGGTTTGCGGCAATATATTTTGGCGGCTGAAATGTCTCTATCATAAATTGCTCATAAACTTCTAATGGTATCCACATAGAACCCAGCCGTACTTCGATCTCTGATGCTTCTAGCCGTTTTGGCTGCACATTTTTTAATGCCTCTACATTCCTTTTATACTCTGGAGTACTTTCCAAAAAATTTTCTGCAATGCGAAGTTTTTCCCGTACATTGCCTGACAGATAGCTGTCTGCTGTCTCCCATTCCTGTGTTACTGGATTTCTATAGATAACTCCTGCCAGTTCTTCTGTTATCTTTTCCCCCGGCTTTCCACAAAGTCCCGACATAAAGGAAAGGTCAACTTTTCCATGTTCTGTCATAGACACAGCAAGGGCTTCGTTCGCAGTATTGACATGAGTGATACTTTCCTTTTGCCGGATAGTACGTTTGGAGAACATATCTGCTTTTCCGGCAAGATTCCCGTCTTCATCTAATCTTTCAAGGGAACATAACAGAGGATAGGAGGAATCTTCCGAAAAAGCCCTCTTGTTCGCTATGCTGTTTAAAAGTCCCCATTCTTCCGTATAAGAATCATACAGGGTATTCAATTTTCTCTGCTCTGCCTGAATCTTTGTTTCTGTATTTTCTGTTTCTTCTACCTGCAGTCGGATCAGTTCCCGGACACAGTCCCGGATAGCAGCCATCCCGGTGATACGGCTTTTTGTTGTCTTTGTGACCCTTTGCTGCTCCAGTCCCGATTCATTTTTATAATAAATATCCCCAGCTTCTGATACGACATAGCTGTATATCCTGTTCGCTTCCCTGTCTGGCATATCTGTTACAGGTTCGGTCCCGTACTGAATTTCAGCACGTTCCTCCGGCATCCTTTCTGGTATATGTCCTGTGATATTGGCTATGGCATCCCGTAATTGTATTTCTAAAGAAACGCCTTCGTTTTCTATGCAGGCAGTCTCCACCCCATAAGGTCCTGAGATTTCTTTCATTGTTCCCAGGATCATCTCCGGGTGTGCTGCAAAATAACTATTTACAGGGATCCCCTGTGCATCCTCTGTAACAGAGATCCATTCCGGATCAGCTATTTCTTTTTCCCTTTTTTGCAGGAACAAAATATCAGAAGTTACTTTTGTCCCTGCGTTTTTAAATGCAGTGTTTGGCAGCCGGACTGCTCCCAGAAGTTCTGCCCTCTTAAAAAGATATTGCCTTACTTTGGTATTTTCCTTATCCATCGTCCCTTTTGTTGTGATAAATGCAGCAACACCACCTGGGCGCAGTTTATCCAGTGTCTTTGCAAAAAAATAGTCATGGATCAAAAATCCATGACGGTTATAAAC